GAGCATTTTATAGTAATTGATCCGATTGATGAGGATTTAACACTTGAAAAGTTTTATGAAATGGTTGATGAGATTGAACGTAAATACGAAATAAACATTCACACTACAACAATTGACCCTTGGAATGAGTTAACTGAAAACTATATTCATTCAGACTTAGGTAGAGAAGATAAATACCTTAGTAGAATTTTAGGATTGGCACGAAAAAACGCACGTAAAACAAACCGACATAACTGTATTATTAATCACGTTCGGGACCAGGCACCAATAACACGAAATGAACATACATTTTACCCAATGCCAACAGCTCGAGATTTTGCTGGAGGGCAAGTATGGTTCCGTAAAGGTTTATCAGTTTTAATTCCTTGGAGGCCACCTGTTGGATTGACAGATAGTGATAATAATGTATATGAAATTAATGAAGTACATTTGAAAGTAGCTAAAAGTAAACCGAAAGGGGTATCAAAAAACGGAACTTACAAAATGTATTTGGATATTGAAAAATATCAGTATTACATGATTGATAGTTTTGGAAGAAAAATTTATGCTAAACGCAACCCGTTACAAAAAGAAACGGTTTTAAAACAACTTCCTTTGAATAAACCAGATATAGTAAACGGAAAAGAATTACTTTCATTTAGCGAAAAGATGAAAAAGGATGTACCGTTTTGATAATTAAAATAAGCAAAAACACGAATAAATGAATGAACTGACTATTATAACTGGCAAAGTAAACTTAGATACTACTTATTTAAAGATTAAAATTAGTCTTGAAGAAATCAAAGAGAAAAACGGACACAGAACAGATTTAATTGATTCAATGGAGCGAAGTTTATCAGACTTACAACAAGTTAAGATTAGTTATGATGCAATGGAAAAGGAACTAAGAGCAGCATTACAGCAGAATTTTAGATTAGAAAAGTTACTTATTGAGGAAAAGTTTAAAAACAAAGATTTACTATCACAAATAAATTTTAAAGATGCCACGTTGTAAGAATTGTAAGAATAAATTTGAAGTTGTTAGGTTTAATCAAAAATTTTGTTTAGAAGCTGAGTGCGTTCGTGTTTGGGTTGAATCCGAAAAGGCAAAACAATGGAAAGAAAAAAAGCAAAAAATGCAACAGGAACTCGAAACTATACAAGACTACGTTAAAATGACTCAAATCATTTTTAATAAGTTCATTCGGTTACGTGATAAAGGACAAGTTTGTATATCATGCCAAAAACCAGCCTTAAAAGAAAATGCGGGACACTTCTTTAATGCAAACAACCATTGGAATGTTCGATTTGACGAAAGGAATTGCCACCTACAATGCGAACACTGCAATACGTATTTAAGTGGGAATCTAATCGAATATCAAAGAAACTTAATACATAAAATCGGAATTGAAAGTTATAACGAATTAGAAGCTGAGGCAAGGAAAACACGAAAATTTACAAAAGACGAATTAAAAGAAATAATAACCGAGTATAAACAAAAAGTAAAACAATTAGAAAATGAAAGTAAGCATTGAAACAGAAAAAAAACTATTGGTATTATGTGGAGTATTACCAGTATTAGCAGATTACATTGAAGATTTAAACATGGAGTTCGTGTTTTCAAAAAACATTAAACGTAAAGCGAATATGTTAATGGATGAAATCCGACAAAATGACGAACGTATATTGAAGCATACTGATATGGAAGTAAACGCACAACAGATAGATATTCAAAGAGCATTCAGAGAATGGGTAAAAGAAAATTTTAATTAATTTAACATTCTATATTAAAAAGAATAGTTAATTTTGAGAAACAATTAAAACTAAAATTATGTCAGTTACAAATTTTGAGGAGTTCACAAACGAACTTACAAACGAAGAAATGGAGATACTACCTATCGTAGTACATGGATTTAGAAACTACAAAAAGACGAATCCAATAAAAGCTGAATTAATAGTTACCAGAATGAACGAATATCTATTAGCACGTGGATATAAAACACGAATGACACAACCGAGATTACGTAAAATGGTTAACTACATACGTACAAATGGCTTAATACCGTTAATAGCTACGTCTAACGGTTATTTTACAAGCGATTGCAAGGAAACTATCCAAGAGCAAATTAAAAGCCTTCAGGAACGAGCAAACAGCATTGAACGATGTGCAACAGGATTAAAGAAATTTTTATAACGTTTTGTGGCTTTGCGTTCGTTGGGGATTTCCAGCACTAAAGCCGAGTGATAGTACAAATTTTAATTTTAGCACAAATGATTATAGATAGCACAAAAGCCCCAATGACGCAAAACCACTGTTATACGCCTGTGCCTTCTATTCAGCTCTATAATGAGAACTGTTTAGACACAATAAAAAGGCTGGGCAAAATAGATTTAATATTGACAGACCCACCATATCCTGATTATTTAGCCGATGAGTATAAATACTTTGAAGGAATTATAGACTTTTTGAATGAGTTTGATTGTAAACAATTAGTTTTTTGGAGTGCAAAAGTTGAATTTCCGCTTACTTACACAAGCATACATATTTGGGATAAAAAATGTGGAGTAGGTTCAATGTATGAACGAATATTTGAACGCAATGGCGGTGCTGCTTATAAGGTTTATAACCATTATCTAATCAATAGTACAGTGGCTGCATCATACGCAAAAGATACATTTGAAGCACACCCAAGCCAAAAGCCAATAAACCTTATAAGAGAATTAATACTTCAATACACAAAAGAAGGCGACACAATTTTTGACCCATTTAGTGGAAGTGGAAGCACCGCAGTAGCTTGTGTAAAAGAAAAGCGGAATTTTGTTGGTAGTGAATTAAACTCAATATATTATGAAAAATCAATTAAACGAATACAAAAAGTCATTGCCCAGCCTTCACTCTTTTAGGGTGTCTGTTGGCATGGCGTATAACATAAAGCTAAATGACGTTTTAATGTCTTTTAGCAACTGTTATAAATTAATTTACATATTTTTTTTGTTCCTTAGTATTATATTAAAAAGAATAGTTATATTTGTATACAATTAAAATTTATATTATGAAAAAGTTATTAGAAATTCAGGCAGAATTAAAATGTCCAAAGGGAAGTTTAAACAAGTTCGGTAATTACAAGTATCGTAGTGCTGAACAAATCTTAGAATCAGTTAAACCATTGCTACAAAAACACGGAGCAACATTAACACTTAGTGACGATATTATCCAAGTAGGTAACAAGCTATTTTTAAAAGCCAAAGCAACTTTAAAAAGTGAAAGTGATATTATTGAAATTAGTGGCTTTGCAGAACTTGGTGACCATAAAGGAATGAGTTCAGAACAATGTACAGGCACAGCTTCAAGTTACGCTCGTAAATACGCTTTAAATGGTTTGTTTTTAATTGACGAAACAGAAAGCGACCCCGACTCAAAAGATAACACAAAGACGGAAGCGAAAAAACCTGCAATAGATAACGCAAGGTTTGAAAAAGCTATCGAATCAATTAGAAATAGTGAATTTAGCGTAGAACAATTACAAGCTAAATTTGAATTAACTGAATTACAAAGCAAAGCATTGTTGTTAATAAACCAATAGTTATGAGAAAAATAAATCACAATAAAACGACTGAATGGATGTTAACACTTCAAGAAATTCAGGAGATATTGGAAAATAATAATTTAACAAAAATCACTACATTAATTAGAAGCAAGTTAAAAGCAAACGAATGGCACGGGTTTTTAATTAATAATAAAATAATTGTAAAAGAAAATGGTTTTTATAGATGGAATGAAAAAACCCCTGTATCATTTAAAATAATAGAAAAATATAGGAAAATTCAACACGAAAAAAACAAAACAAAAAAACTAATAGCAAATAAAAAATATAATATGCCTCAAACACCACTACCAAAACCACCAAAGGTTATAAAAACACAAGCACCAAAAGTTGAAGTTCAGTTTTATGACGAGCCAAAAAGTGAATTAGGGGTTATTCGTAAATTTTTTAAATGGTTATGGTAATGAAAATTAGAGCATCACAATTAGGCAAAATAATGACTTCCCCTAAAACCAAAGGGGAGGTTTTATCTAAGACTTGCAAAACGTACATTCAAGAATTAGCTATTGAACATAAATACGGAATCCGTAAAGAGTTTTGGAGCAGATACACCGACAAAGGGAACGAATGCGAAGAAGAAGCAATAGAACTTGTAAACGATGTTTTGAATTTAGGGTTTATCTTTAAAAATGACGAAAATCTAAACAATGAATGGATAACAGGAACGCCAGACGTAAACACGAACGAAATTCTTTTAGACGTAAAAACAAGTTGGGACGCAACTACCTTTCCGTTCTTCGAAGATGAAATACCAAACAAAGACTATTACTATCAATTGCAAGGTTATATGTGGTTAACTGGTAAAACCGAAGCACTTTTATGTTATTGTTTAGTAAATACACCTTTTCAAATAGTAGAGGACGAGGTTAGGCGTGAACATTGGAAGCAAAACCTAATAGATGAAAGTTTAGATTTAAGAGACTTTGTACAGAAGAAACATAACTTTGACCACATACCAAAAGAAAAGCGCGTAAAAGTCTTTAAAATAGCAAAAGACGAAGAAATAATCGAAAAGATTAAACAAC